GCAGCAGAGGTTGCTGGGTACGCCAAAGGTTCGGTATCGTGGCTGCGGGATAGTCTAGCAGACGAAATCGTGGAACGGACCCGAGCCATGTTGGCGGGAAACTCTCTCCGGGCTGCAAATAAGATGGTAGAACTGGTTGACACCCCTGTAATCGAGCGTGGAGATGACCTAAAGCTACGCGCTGCAGAAGCCAGACTCAACCGGGTAGGCTTGGGCAAGCAAGAAACAATGAATCACAACGTACAGGCTATCCACGGGGTGGTCCTGCTACCACCCAAAAAGGAAGTAGTAATCGATGGCTAGCTTAAAAGCAAAACTGAAAGACTTATATGATGTCTTCACCCTAACCAACGATAAACTTGCAGGTATGTCAGAAAAAGAACTGCAAGAATACGTAATGCGTAGAGGCCGCGAACAAGATATGTCTGATGCAGAAGCTGCAGAAGAGTTCAAAGCCCTCAACAAACAAAGGTTAGAGCATCGTGGCAGACGAGCAGGAAACTCAGCCGAAAAAGCGGGGTAGGCCCAAGAAGGACCCCAACGCACCGAAGGCTCGTTACAACCTCTCTCGTGAAGAAAGAGCAAGAAGGGCTTTACAGGCGCGTATTCGCAAAGCTGAGAAATCAAAAGAAAAGTTACAGAAGAAATCGCAGGACAAAGCCAACTACGCACGTAAACTAAAAAAGAGTGCAAAGAAGGTTGAGACTGCAATAAACGGCACAGGTTCGCGGGTGGTTGATGGAGACGACCTCGCCAATCTCCCAGCAACCGTGCAAGAGATAATCGATGACACCCCCGTTATATTCAAGCCCAATGAAGGTCCTCAAGAAGAGTTCCTGTCCGCTCCGGAACAAGATGTCTTGTACGGCGGCGCAGCAGGTGGTGGCAAGAGTTTTGCCCTCCTTGCTGACCCTCTCCGGTATTGTCACAATCCTAATCACCGTGGGCTACTTCTCCGTCGGACTCTGGACGAACTAACAGAACTGATAGACAAGTCAAAACAACTCTATCCAAAGGCGTTTCCCGGCGCAGTATATCGGGAATCCAAATCCACATGGGTCTTCCCCTCTGGGGCAACCATGTGGTTTACCTATCTGGACCGAGACAAAGACGTAACACGCTTTCAGGGTCAGGCTTTCAACTGGATAGGCGTCGATGAAATAACACAATATCCGAGTAGCTATGTTTGGGATTACTTGCGTTCGCGCCTTCGCTCTACAGACCCAGAGTTGCAGAAAAACCTCTGTATGCGCTGCACTGCCAACCCCGGCGGCGTTGGTGGCTGGTGGGTCAAAAAGATGTATATCGACAAGCACGAGGCGAATAAACCTTTTCCGGCGTATGACCCAGAGACGGGCAAGGCGTTTCTTTGGCCTGACACACATCCGGAAAAAGGTGGACAGCCGCTCTTCTATCGCAAGTTCGTCCCGGCAAGACTGACCGACAACCCCTACCTGATGGCGGACGGGCAGTACGAGGCGATGCTTCGTTCCCTGCCAGACGTAGAAAGACGTAGGCTACTAGAAGGGGATTGGGACGTAGCGGAAGGCGCAGCCTTTCCTGAGTTCTCTCGGATTAAACATGTGGTCGAACCGTTCGAGATGCCAACCAACTGGCCTCGCATCCGTGCTGCTGACTATGGCTATGCTTCTCCGTCTTGTGTCCTGTGGGGTGCTATCGACTGGGACAACAACATCTGGGTCTACAGAGAGTTGTATGCCAAGCACTTGACAGCAGAGCAGTTGGCTGATAAAATACTAGAAATGGAAGAGTTAGACCCTCTCCCCCACTATAACGTGTTGGATGCGTCTTGCTGGAACAAGACAGGATTCGGTCCCTCTATCGCAGAAACAATGATGAGGGCAGGTGTACGTTGGACACCATCTGACCGTAACAGGCTTCAAGGCAAGATGGAATTGCACAGAAGACTGGCAGATGACCCGCACACCAGTGAGCCGCGTTTACGCATCTTCTCTTCATGTAAACACACTGTTGCACAAATGTCGGGAATACCACTGTCGAAAACAAACAGTGAAGATGTAGATACCAAAGCTGAAGACCACGCATATGATGCACTCCGTTATATGGTTATGACTCGCACCTCTGGTTATACATCAATACATAAAACATTGCAAGGCATAAAAGAACAGGCGTTCCAACCTTTTGACGGGACATTCGGATACTGATGGCACTTACCGAAATAGAACTAGGCAAGAAAGCAAAAGACGGCACTCTCACGTTTAGCGAAGCGTGGGATTTTGCTATGTCTAAAGCTAATGAGTCAGAAAGAAAACGCATAAATCCTCTGAAGTCAGCCGCTGAAAAACTGGGCATCGACTTCGATACCCCGTACAAAGACTTAAAACAAGAAGACATAATTAAGCTGTTTACTGTAGAGGGAAGCCCCGACGCTAAAAATCGGGCGTATAATCTACAGACTCTAGAAGGTAAGGTCCGTCCTGTTTTAGAAAAGTACGGTGCTACGGGGGTGATGGAAGCTGTAGCAGAGGGTGTAGAAGAGGCTATGTATCCTCAGTTGGCGGGTGCGGGGGGTCTTGCGGGTACTCAGCGCACAGGATTAGCTGGCGAACGCCCTATGCGAGGACTGATACCGAAGGGTGAGATAGACAAGATTTACGCGGAAGCACTCCCCGCTATCGAAGCAGAATACGGTAAAGCCACATCAGACCTGATAGCATATCACAGGGCAACTGCGGTTCGTCCTGCACAGTTGTTAGGTCTGACGAAGTCTGACGTTACTATCGTAGGCAACACGATTACTGTAAAAGGTAAGCAGACAACAAACAAAGACCACAAAGGAAGACCCGAACTGTCCTTTGACACTGACTCTCGCTTGGGTCGTCTTTTAAAATCAAACTACGAGACATCCACGTCAGATTTCTTGTTCGATGTTACAGACGGAGAGTTTACAACTGCGTTTGATAAACACATTAGCCCCAAACTTACTCCATTCGAAAACATTCTTCCAGCAGAAGAAGTGAGAACAAGAGACGCGGACGGAAACATCGTTCGCACATACAAGCCTATTAAAACACCGTCAGCTATACGCTCGATTGTTCCTCGGTATCTTCTAGAAGAGTACGACATAAACGAGAACTTTGTAGAAGCTATGATGGGACACGTAAACCCATCAATCTTGAAGAAAAACTACGCAGGTTTTGTTCCCCAAAAGGACCTGCCACAGTTGATTGAGTCTCCCGTAGATTTTGCAGGTGGAGAGTTTGGTGTTTCTAAGACTGACAAAGTTAACCTAGAACTACTGTCTGAAGAGCAAAAACAAGCCCTAGCTGCAGAGCAACAACAGACTATCGTAGCTGAAGAACGTATGAAGCAAAGTCAAGCAGCAGCAGCCGAGGCTGAAGCACAGGCAAAACGGACCTCTACTCTAGCAGCAATCACGCCAGAAGAAATTCAAGCGGCTGAAGAGAAGTCGCGAGAGATGGAAGAAGCTAAAATACGGGGCAGAGAGACTGCTAAACAGGCTGCAAAAGCAGACGTGACAACCACCATATCTAACGAAGCAACTGACCGGCTCAAGAAAGATGGCCTCTGGGAATTACTGTACGGTGCAGTGGAGAAGGTACCCGGCCCTGTTAAAAAAGCCCTCGGACCTATTGGCTTGGGCTTAACTGCCGCCACTGCCGCTTCCACCGTATCCGAGGTAGAAGCTGCTACAGGGTCTCCAGCCCTTGCTGCCGCTGCTGGCGCATCTGAGTTTGGCCCACTAGGGTATAGTGACATAAAAGACATTGCTGCTGCACGGGCAGAACCTGACCCGTTCGGTATGACACCTGCTAGTCGTATAGCTGCCGAAGAAGAGGCTGGCTTTATCGACTTAGGACGTGACAGAGGACCTGAAGCCGCCCCTGTCAATCAAGAACAAGGCTTCTTATCTAGATAACAACGGGAGATAGAAATGCCGAATAATAATTACAATTATGGTGCTGCCTATATCAATGCTTCCTGCACAACATCAGTCGATGACCAGATGGGTGCAGACCAGCTATACCGTGAAGGTCTTGAATTTGATACCAAGACTGCACAGGGTGTACTGACAGAAGACATGCCAAAGGTTGCAACTAAGGGTTCAGTTGACCCCTCAGTAATGAAGATGGCTGAAGAACGCGATTACTAAGTTATGTCAGAAGATAATTTCCTTCAACCTGAAGATGACACCCAGATAAACGTTATCAACCCAGAGGAAACATTTCCGGGTCTAGCAGGTTACGTAAAGACTAAGTTCGAAGAGGCAGAGAACGGGCGTTACTCGCATGAGCAGCGTTGGTTGCAAGCCTACAAGAATTTCCGTGGTGTTTACGATTCTACAACAGCATACCGTGACTCAGAACGCTCTAAGGTATTCGTAAGGATTACCAAAACGAAGGTTCTGGCTGCGTATGGGCAGATTGTAGATATCCTGTTTGCCAACAAGAAGTTTCCGCTAGTTGTACAACATACTCCGGTTCCAGAAGGGATTGCGGAGTTTGCTCACATGGAGACACCTTTAGACCAGATGCAGCAGGAAGACCCCTACGGGTTTGCTGGTGACGGTCGGGAGATGTTGCCGGGAGCGTTGGGTGCGGAACCGTCTCAAAACTTCTTAGGCGGACTTCAGGGCGAGTATGGCAACCTGCCTCTCGCTGAAGGACCTGCGAAGATGGGCGAACCACAAATCAGCCCAGCACAAATCGCAGCGATGAACATGGAAAAGACTATCCATGACCAGCTTCTCGACACGAACGCAGTAAACGTGTTTCGCAATGCTATTTTTGAATCGTCTCTTCTTGGCACGGGTATTGTCAAGGGGCCTTTCAATTTTTACAAGCGTGTCCACCAGTGGGGCCGCAACGATGACGGCGAACGAGAATACCAGCCGTACGAAAAGGTTGTACCTAGAATCGAAATGGTATCTGCGTGGGACTTCCACCCAGACCCATCTGCTACAAGCATAGATGACTGTGAGTACGTCATAGAACGTCACAGATTCAACCGCCAGCAACTACGCGCTTTGATTAAGCGTCCTCACTTCATTGCAGAAGCTATCGAGGAGTGCTTGGCGAAAGGACCTAACTACGAGGACAAATACTACGAAGATACTATTCGCGAGGATGAAACCGAGCCGTACGTATCTGAA